AATGGCGCACTGATCAAATACGAAACTCAATACCCTAACTTAACAATTAAAATTTAAAGAGGACAAAAATGGCACAGCCTAAATACATTGAAAAATATCTACGCATGACCCCTGAAATGAATCAGATCTTTGATGATCTTGATGCTTATCGTGACTATTGTAGATTCAATGGACTAAAATTCAATGAGCGTGATCTCTATCGCAGTGATCAGTATCGTAGATTTGATCGTGACCGTAAACGCAGCGAAAAACACTAATGGCTAATGTATTTTTAGTTGACTTAGAACCAGTTGAAACTCGCTATACCGCGCAGTGGAAAACTCATGTACCCGAACTGTTGAGAAAGGCAGGTCATCATGTTCAAATTCTTAGTGGCCCTGAAGATATTCCTAGTGCAACCACTCCAGGTGCTTTTCTTAACTTTGGTGGCACTAATATCTATAAGTCTAGCCAAGTCGAAGGCATGGGTCGTTTATTTTGCTCCGGAGCAGTTAGGCCTGGCGATCATTTTATTTTTACTGATGCTTGGCATCCTGGCATCATAAACTTAAAATACATGAGTGAACTCTTGGCTATTCCTGTTAAGATTCACGCACTGTGGCATGCTGGTAGTTATGATCCACAAGATTTTTTAGGTCGGTTAATTGGCAATACTCCGTGGGTCAGACACGCCGAAAAGAGTTTCTTTCATGCCATCGACTACAACTATTTTGCCACAGACTTTCATATTGAGATGTTTGTGCGTAATTTACTCAATGACGGCATGAATGAAAACCCATGGTTAGATGAAGATCTTAAAGATGCAGTAAGTGGTCGCTGGCCAAATGTTGTACGCAGCGGCTGGCCTATGGAGTATATGACAAATACACTATCTCCATTCACCGGTATGAACAAGCGTGATCTTATTGTGTTTCCACATCGCATCGCACCCGAAAAGCAAGTGGATATTTTTAGAGATTTAGCTGCAAGTATGCCACAATATGAATTTATTGTATGTCAAGACCAAACACTGACCAAAACAGAATATCATAATATTCTTGGACAGGCAAAAATTGTGTTCAGTTGCAGCTTACAAGAAACGCTGGGCATTGGTTGCTATGAAGGAGCTATTGTGGATGCTGTACCCTTGGTTCCAGATCGATTAAGTTATACAGAAATGTATGACGAAGAATTCAAATATCCCAGTGCTTGGACTGAAAGTTATAGTTCATACACTGCTAATAAATTAAAACTAATTGATTTTATTGCACAGACTATGACCAACTACGAACTGTTACTGCCCAAAGTAGCTAAACTTACAAAAGACTTAACTAATAACTTTTTCAGTGCGGGTAAACTACTTGACAACATTCGATAAAATCGCCGAGTTCGAACAACAGTTAGCCGAATTCACAGGTGCGCCATATGCTGTAATGACTGACTGTTGTACGCATGCAATTGAACTATGTCTCCGTTACGACAAAATTAAACAGTGTAGGTTTACACCATATACCTATATCAGTATACCTATGACCATGCACAAGTTAGGTATTGAATATCAATATATCGGAGAACCATATCAAACTTGGCAAGGCGAGTATCACTTTTACGGCACAAGAATTACTGATTCTGCAAGACGACTAGAACAAAACATGTACAAGTCAGGAAGGTTTCAGTGTTTGAGTTTCGGTCATAATAAACCTTTAAGTATAGGTCGTGGTGGAGCTATCTTATTAGATGATGTCGAGGACTATGACAAACTTAGACAAATGCGTTACGATGGCCGTGATTTGTCTATAACCCCCTGGGAACAACAACAGACTTTTACAGTTGGATATCATTATAGACCAACAATAGAAGAAGCCGAACGAGGTACAGATATGTTATCAACTTATACTAGCACTGAACCAAAGTTTGTAGCTTATCCAGACTTAAGAAAAATTACCATTGTCAATTGACACAAGACCTAAATAATCTTATAATTTAGGTAGGAGAATACATGACACATAAACAAACAGCATTAGACGCTATGGCAGGCGATGGCGGATACAAAGAATCATATCTGTCAGACGCTATTCGCGCTCGCATGAAACGGGACGGCAAGAGATTTTGGGCTGGCGACAATGTAAGTGATTACTTACATGACACAGACAAAGAGCATTTGATTAACGAAGCCACTGAAGCTTTTGAAATGGTGCTGGATCGATTGTTGATTGATCGCGAAAACGACCCAAATAGTAAAGGTACAGCACGCCGACTAGCTAAAATGTATTTTAATGAAATCATGGTAGGGCGCTACGAGCCTGCACCGGATGCCACAGCGTTTCCTAACGATAGCGAGGATAGATACGAAGGCATGTTGGTTGTTCGCAGTGAGCTTCGCAGTATGTGTAGCCATCATCACCAACCAGTTACTGGCGTTGCTTATATTGGCATTATTGCAGCTGAGAAACTTATTGGATTATCGAAGTACACAAGAATCGCACAATGGTGCGCCCGTCGTGGTACACTACAAGAAGAACTGGCCAATGACATTGCTAGAGAGATCGCCAAAGCAACAGGCGCAAAAGACTTAGGTGTATATATTCAAGCAACTCATGGTTGTTGTGAAAACCGTGGCATTATGGCACATAGTAGTCTAACACAGACTACGGTCTTGAAAGGCGCATTTAAAAACGACCATGGCACTAAAAAAGAATTCATGGACAATATTAAACTACAACAGGAGTTTGCACCGCGATGATACAACAACTAACTGAAATTATTGACAGAATTAAAAACTTGCAGGAGTTTACAGTTACCACAGACTTGCCCGAAACTTTTGAGTTTCGTGGTGCTGTGCCCTATGATACCTTTATTGATGGTGAAAAAATCACAATGAAGATTCATGCATTGACATTGCAAGAAGCTACAGACAAGGCCATGCAGTACTTGGGAGAGCACTCATGAAATGGTTCGATAAATGGTTATATGGCAAGGTTCGCGATATGTGGGACAATAGCCCCAAATATGCTGCTACAATTGGCGCGAGTCGGCCCGAACCTGTGGCCTTGGACTCAGATAACAAAGTCGAAGTGGACGGCATTCAATTCAAAGTGATGTCAGCACATGGTGGTGTAATTGTTCAAACAAAAACATTCAATCCAAAAACTGATAGAAATGTTTACAACACTCATATCATTCCTGATGGCGAAGATATTGCTGAACGAGTTGGCCAAATTGTCAGCTTAGAGCTGTTACGGCATTGACAGTTAAACCCTATCCCAGTATAATCAAACTTTAGGAGCAATGATGGTTCTCAAACTTTTGGAACGATTAGGCCGGCGGCGTATTGTTATGGATAGGGTTAACAACGAACCTTATTTGGAACGGTATTATCTTTTTCTCAAAGATCGCAAGCATTTTCCCTTTAATGTTTTTCTACACAAGTTTCTAAAAAGTGATCCTGATGATTTACATGATCATCCCTGGCCTTACTTTACTGTGATTCTCAAAGGCGGATATTGGGAATGGGTTCCTGAATATGATGCCGCAGGTAACAAGATTGCAGAAATTGCAAAATGGCGTGCCCCTGGCCACTTTCGTTTGTGCAAGTCTAACAGCCTACATAGAATTGAACTAGATCCCGGCGTTGAATGTTGGACACTGTTTATGCCAGGACCGCAACAGCGTGATTGGGGCTTTACTACTCGTAAAGGTTGGATCCAACACGAAAAATATCTTGCACAACGAGCACAACAATGAATAAAACTTATATTAACAATCGCGAATACAAAGGCCTAGTCAGTCAATTGGGCCGTAAAATTGCTACCAGCGCATGGCGTCCTGACTATATTGTAGGAATTACCCGTGGTGGTCTTTATCCTGCACTGCTGTTAAGTCATTATCTAGATGTACCTATGCAGACTCTCAGCGTTCAACTGCGTGACAGTGAGATGGGACCCGAAAGCAACTTGTGGATGGCCGAACATGCATTTGGCTATCACAGCGTTGACGGCATGAGAGGCGCAAGTAATCCGACTCTGCGAAAGAATATTTTGTTAGTTGATGACATTAACGATTCAGGCGAAACTTTTAACTGGATTATGCAAGATTGGGAAGCAGGTTGTTTGCCTAAAGATCCTGCATGGGATGAAATTTGGAATCACAATGTAAAGTTTGCTGTTACAATTGACAACTTAGCCAGCAAGTGCCGTGTGAAAATGGACTTTGCAGGCAAAGAAATTAATAAAGAAGAAACTCCCGAGTGGATTGTTTTTCCTTGGGAAGAATGGTGGGCGTAAAATATTATGAATTATCACTTACATGAAAATGGCTGGACTGTTATATTAGACGACTTTGATTTTAAAACAGCTAGTCGAGATGACATAAAACAAATATCAGACTTGATTGCAAAACAAACTGTAGTTGTTGCCAAACAACAAAATTTATCAATAGCCGATGAAGTGCGGATTATTGAAATGTTTAAAGATCCTGAACAGATTCCTAAAAAATGGACTGAAGAACAAAAAATCGAAAGAAGAGTACGACGATTAATGGTTCCTGATTCAAATGATTACTTAGTTAGAGTAACAGGTGAATTAGATGATCACGGCGAACCAGGAGTATTTGGTCACAAAGTAGATTTGGATTGGCATGTAAATCATCCTGCAAATCCCGAAAGACATCCTATAGTTTGGTTATATGGTGTTAGAGGAACGAAAGGATCAAAAACAAGTTGGATTAATAATATTCTAAGTTATAATGATTTTTCAGAAGAAGAAAAAGAATATTTGAAAACTATCAAATGTGTTCTAGGATACATGCGTGGTTCATATAGTCCAGAAAAATTCAGTAACAAAGATGTTGAAATAAACGAATTTTTTACCCCAAACATTGTTCACACTCACAGTGAAAGTGGTCAGACTGGCTTATACTTTCCTTTTTTACAAATTCACCATATTGTTGGTATGTCTCTGGAAGAAAGCAAAGAATTTCTTATTAAGATCAGAGATAGAATTCTTCAAGAAAAATATATGTATCATCACTATTGGGACGATGGGGACATTGTTATTTCCGACCAATGGTTAGGTATACACAAGCGATGGGCATTTGAGGACATGGAACATAGACTATTACACCGAGCGTGTTTTAGATACATTTAACAAAACACAAATGCCTTTGTATAAAAGCATAAATATTTGCTTAAGAGGTCTTGACGCTCATCCCTCTTTAAATATTCTGCGTGTCATCAAACTTGCTACTTTAAAATAAGGAGACTAGAGATGGCAAATCTACAACCCGTACATTACAAATATGTAAGTACAAAAGAATACCACGATGCTTTTCCCTGTGCTTATAGACAATGGCGTGCTGACAGTCATTGCAACATGATTCACGGCTATAGTTTTAGTATGAAATTTTATTTCGGTACTAATGAACTAGATGTTCGTAATTGGGCCATGGACTATGGCGGTCTAAAAGAACTTAAGAAGATACTTGAAGACCAATTCGATCATACACTATTAGTTGCACAGGACGATCCCGAATTGGAAGTGTATAAACTACTAGAAGCTAAGAAAATGGCCAAGCTGACTGTTCTTCCACGCTTAGGCTGTGAAGGTCTGGCAGACATGCTGTACAAGTATGTTAATGGTGTTTATATTCCAGACTTACTGGGTCAAGGTGAAGCTAATAGACTGTGGTGCTATCGTGTTGAAGTTCGCGAAACACAAGCTAATATGGCTTTTCGTGAAGGCTACAGAGAATGGAACGAGGATCTGTTTGCATGAAGTACAGTCTATACGACATAGGCGGAGAAGTTGTCAAAGACAACGAAACTTACTTACTCAAAGATAATAAAACACTGAACAATCTTGTGTTGAGTTCTACCGAACTTAAGCCTAATCAAAGCACAAGAGGTCACAGTCATCCAGGCCAAGAAGAAGTATACTACTTTGTAAGCGGTGTGGGTGAAATGGAATTAGGCGACAAACGCTTTCATGTACAAGGGGGCGATGTTGTGCTAATTGAAGATGGTGTATTTCACCGTGTTCATAACTTGAGTCACGCAGTAACATTATATTTTGTATGCGTGTTTGACGGCAAACGAAACCATTAAGGAGAAATTATGTTTGACAAATTATTAGCCGGTGTGGACCGCGCATTAGTAGCAAAGTTGATGCTAGCACACATCATCATTATTGCTATCAGTAACTATCTAGTACAATTCAAATTGGATGTTTTTGGCTATCCTCTGGCAGCAGCGGCCTTTACCTTCCCATTGGTAGTTGTACTAACTGACTTGACTGTGAGATTGATCGGTAAAGAAACAGGTCGTGCTGTAATTGGACTGGCATTTGTTCCAGCTATCATTGCAAGTATTCTTGTAGTAATGGCAGGCGGTGCTCCAGAAAGTGTTGCACTACGAATTGGTTTTGGTTCTGGCTGTGCTTATTTCCTAAGTAACCTGCTGGATGTTTATGTATTCCAATATTTCCGTGAGAAATATCAAGCATGGTACATTGCACCAACGCTCAGTGCTGTTGTCAGTACTTTCTTTGACACTTATGTGTTCTTCTTTACTGCTTTTGCCTACGGTGCCAATGAATTCATGGCTGCTAACTGGCATATTGTTGCTACCAACCAAAGCATTACCAAGATCCTTGTAAGCCTGTTGGTTATTCTTCCTGCTTATGGTATTTTGTTAAGCTATTTGCAAAAGAGATTGAGCAATCAAGCACAAGGTTAATTAATGTCAAAAAGGGTATTAGTAATCGGAGCAGGCATTACAGGTGTTTTGTCTGCTTACTATGCCGCTAAACAAGGGTACGCAGTAACAGTTATCGATCAAGAACGATATGCTGGCATGCGTACCAGTTTTGCAAATGGTGGACAAATCAGTGTAAGTAATAGTGAAGTATGGACTACTCATAGCAATGTCATTAAAGGCATTAAGTGGATGTTCAAAAAAGATGCACCGTTGTTGTTTAAGCCTTGGCGTTTAGATTGGCGCATGTGGCGTTGGATCGCAAAGTTTCTTTATTACACTTACACAGGCGCTTACAAAACCAATACAGAACGAACAATTAAATTAGGTTTAGAATCTCGCAGATTATATGATGCTGTATGTGCAGAAGAAAAAATTAAGTTTGACAGCAAGTACTGCGGCATTTTACATTTTTACAAATCAGAAAATTACTGGCAATCTGCTGTAACAGCAACCAAGTTATACAGAGACAATGGTCTAGATAGAACTGTAATTTCAGTTACTCAAATGACTGACTTAGATCCCACCTTAAAAGACATTCAGGATTGTGTGGGCGCAACCTTTACTGCCAGCGATTGGACAGGTGATATACATAAATTTTGCTATGAATTAATGGCTGTATTGGAAAAGAAATATCAAGTAGTATTTCAGGCAACAACTAAAGTGGATTCATTGACCGCCTATTCAAAAACATTTGATGCTGTTATTGTTTCAGCAGGAGTTGGCAGCGAACAATTAGCTAACAGCGTAGGTGATAGACTGGATGTTTATCCTGTAAAAGGCTATAGCGTTACAATTAACAATGTAAAACCTCCGGCTGTAAGTTTGTTAGACGATGAAGCCAAAATTGTTACTAGCAGTTTAGGCAATAGATTCAGAGTAGCAGGTACTGCTGAGTTAGCCGGCGAAAACTATGACATTACAAGAGCACGAATTGAACCTTTATTAAATTGGGTGCATGAAAACTTTCCTAACATGAACACACATGACTACAGTCAATGGGCCTGTTTAAGACCAATGACACCAAACATGATGCCCATTGTCAAACAGAGTGACAAAAATCAAAAAGTATTTTATAATACTGGACATGGACATTTGGGTTGGACTTTGGCACCAGTCACAGCCAAACAAGTAGTAGAACTAATAGAAGAAAAATTATGAGAATCGAAGATGAAGTTAAACTTGACTTTAGAGATGTACTGATTCGACCAAAACGCAGTACACTATACAGTCGCAAACAAGTTGACTTAGCAAAATTTTACAGATTTAAACACAGCAGATATGAATGGATAGGCGTGCCCATCATGGCTGCTAATATGGATGGTGTTGGCACTGTGACTATGGCCCAAACACTTAGCGAGCATAAACTGTTTACCTGTTTGGTCAAAGACTATACAGAAGCAGATCTTATGCCCTTGCTTAACATAGCAGACTTTTTTGCTGTCAGCACTGGCACTAGCGAAACAGACTTTAGGCGCCTAAGCATGATTATCAATGCTTACCCAGAAATTAAATTTATCTGTATTGATGTTGCTAACGGATACCAAGAACGATTTGCAGACTATGTTGCTGATGTTCGAGAAGCATTTCCAGGTAAAACAATCATTGCTGGTAATGTTGTTACCGCAGATATGACACAGGAACTTATTTTACGAGGAGCAGACATTGTCAAAGTCGGAATTGGACCGGGATCGGTATGTACAACTAGGATACAAACTGGGGTTGGCTACCCGCAGCTTTCTGCGATCATTGAGTGCGCTGATGCGGCACATGGCCTCAATGCCCATATTATTGCTGATGGCGGTTGTACTTGCCCAGGCGATGTGGCTAAGGCATTTGGAGCAGGCGCAGATTTTGTCATGTTGGGCGGCATGCTAGCAGGACATGATGAAGGTGGTGGTGAAATCAAAGATGGCAGAGTACAGTTTTATGGTATGAGCTCAGACACTGCCATGGAAAAGAATCACGGTGGTGTTGCTGAATATCGCAGCAGTGAAGGTCGCACTGTTGATATTCCCTATAAAGGTGCAGTCAAAGATACTGTATTAGATATACTGGGTGGTGTGCGTAGTACCTGCACTTATGTGGGTGCAGAAACACTCAAACAATTACCCAAATGTACAACATTCATTAGGGTAAACAGACAGATCAATGATGTATTTGTAAAATGAACAACTTCAATGATGACTTTTTACGAATAAGAAATGTGCCTGACAAGTGGTTACCAGAAGTAGAATATAGAACAATATATCGAGTACAAGTCGGTACATGGCTTTTTGGATTACTGCCTGTGTATGAGTATAGGTTTACAGATTGGCACAACGAGTAAAAATAATGAATAAACGAACAGAAGAAGCAATGGGCATTCTGCAAGAAGAATGCGCCGAAGTCATTGTGGAAGTCAGTAAGTGTAGAAGATTTGGCATTGACACAAATCATTATAAGACAGGCCTGGCACATAAAACTATGTTAGAAAACGAAATTGGTGATGTACTAGCACTGGTTGACATTCTATTAGAAGAAGGTATAATTACCGAACAAGGTCTTGCCAAAGCAAAGCAAGCCAAAAAAGATAAACTATCAGTATGGTCAAATTTATATGAAACTTAAAGTCAGCGAAATTTTTTATTCAGCACAGGGCGAAGGTCGCTTTGTGGGTGTGCCCAGTGTATTTTTACGTACATTCGGTTGTAACTTTACTTGCAGTGGGTTTGGTTGCAAGCCGGGCAGTAGAAGCACAGAAGCAGATGAAGTAGCAGAAAAAATTCATTTGTACAAAACATTTGAAGAACTTCCTTTGGTAGAAACAGGCTGCGACAGTTATGCATCGTGGCACCCTGCTTTTCGAGATCTAAGCCCCACATACGAAATGGGCGCATTAATTAATAAGTTGTTAAGCCTTACTCCCAACAATCATTGGCAACAAAAGAACGGCAATGATGTGCATTTAGTTATTACTGGCGGAGAACCTTTGCTGGGTTGGCAACGAGCTTATGAAGAATTGTTAAGTGACGAAGATATGATAGATCTTAAAAACTTAACATTTGAAACTAACGGTACACAGCGACTATTGCCCAAGTTCAAAGACTACTTAAAGGATTGGGCACAACAGGGCGAAATTACTTTTAGTGTCAGCCCTAAACTCAGTGCTAGTGGTGAGGACTGGACTGAAGCAATTAAACCTGAGGTCGTCCGTGAATACGAAACCGTAGGAACAACTTATTTAAAATTTGTTGTTGACAGCGAACGGCACTTTGAAGAAGTTGATCAAGCTGTGTTCGAGTATCGCAGTGAAGGTTTTAAAGGTGTTGTGTATGTAATGCCACAGGGCGGTGTAGTCACACCTTATGCACAGAATAGAGTGAATGTAGCAGATTGGGCATTGTCCAGAGGTTATAATTACAGTCCAAGACTGCATGTTGACCTATGGGGTAACGGCTGGGGGAAATAATTATGACAGAAACAAAACAAAGAACTATTACGAGAATGATAACTTACAGAATAACCGCTTGGTTGTTCACAATTTTTTGGACATGGCTGTTCACAGGAGATATCGGAAGTGCTACAGGATTTGCCACAGCACTGCACATTCTCTTGAGTATTGACTACTACATACACGAACGCATTTGGTTAAAGATCAAATGGGGTAAGGTATCTGAATAATGTTTTTATATGATGAATCGGTCAGAGAAAGCCCGCAGGAAGATACTTGGGGTTTGAACCGTGCAGAGGGTTGGCGTATTAGACTATGTTGGGCTCCTAAAAAATGTTTTTTGTCAAAACAGCCGCTATGGGGTAAGTATGCTTACTACGGCGAACGGTGGATTACTGGTCCCGGTGAACCAGTTGTGATAAAATATTGGATAGCCAAAGATGAATTTATTATTTGGCAGTTGAAAAAATGAAGTTATTTAATTTTCGTCACTTACAAGAAGTAAACGAAGGTTATTTAGATCATGCTAAATTTGGCTTGTGGGTAGCAGGCATACAATTTTTATTAGCAGTAATGGGCACTGTTCATGCAGTCATACCATTTATGTTTGCAAGGTGGCCTGAAAAATTAACTAACTATCTTATTCGCCAAAGTAAAACAAGAACACAAAGTGTGAGAAGAAGTTTAAAATCGAAAGGTATATTTTAATGGCAACAGAAAAGAAAGTACCTGCTAAAAAGACAGCAGGCAAATTAACAGTAAAAGTAAAAGACCCTAAGGCAGAAGCAACCAAGCGCGGAGAACCTTATGTCAGTATCCTCAGCATTGACCTAGATCCCGAAAATGTGGGACAAGGTGCGTTTGAATTGGATTGGAATGAACAATTTATTACCAAGCTACTTCGTGCTGGCTATCAAGGCAAAACAGACGCAGACATTGTGGACCGTTGGTTCCAAGATGTTTGCCGTAATGTTGTATTGGAAACTTTTGAACAATACGAAGCCAATAATCCAAGGCCACTCAGCGGCGTAAAGAAAACTGATATAGGTGGCGGACGCACAGAGGTAAGTTGATGCCCGGCATTCTTTATGTCAACGGCGACAGCCATAGCTATGGGTACGACGCAGGCGGCAAAGACTATGCATACGGCAAATATGTTGCAGATGCGTTAGGTTATGATTATGTATGCGATGCTGTGTCCGCTTGCAGTAACGACAGCATAATTGATAGAACACTAAAATACTTTGACAGCCAAACTCCAGATCTAATCATAATCGGGTGGAGCACTTGGGAACGAGAAACTTGGTATTGGCAGAATCAAACCTATCATGTCACTGCCAGCGGTTTTGATACAGTTCATCCACAACTGCAAGATCGTTATAAAAAATGGGTTATCGATAACTGTGATCCCGAATATCAACAGTTCAAAGAACTACAAAATCATTCTAAAATTTATCATTTCCATCAATTCTTATCCAACCATAATATTAAACACTTGTTTTTTAATTGCTATAATCATTTCTTCTATACAGCAGAATATAATAAATCTAAATTTGATTGGGCTAACAGTTATATTGATCCCTATGATGAAAATTTTACTTATTATTATTGGTTAAAAAATATGGGCTATAAACCTGCCAATCCAAAATTTTATCATTACGGCACAGACGCACATCAAGCATGGGCCAATTTCATTTTACCAAAAGTTCAAATGCTATTGACTGCAAATGAATAATATGCTACTATTATCCTATGCGATATCTTATTGTTGACACAGCTAACACATTCTTCCGTGCCCGTCATGCGGCACATCGTCAAGCCGATACTTGGGATCGTTTGGGTTTTGCCATTCATGTTACACTGGGCAGTGTAAACAAAGCATGGCGAGATCAAAAAGCGGATCATGTAGTGTTCTGTTTGGAAGGCCGTTCATGGCGCAAGGACTACTATGAACCCTACAAGAAAAATCGTGCAGTTGCCAGAGCGGCGCTTACTGAAGCAGAACAAGAAGAAGACAAATTGTTTTGGGAAACTTTTGACGCTCTCAAAACCTTTTTGCAAGACAAGACAAATTGTACTGTTCTTAGACACGATGAGCTGGAAGCAGATGATCTTGTAGCAGGATGGATCCAAGCACATCCCGAGGATCACCATACTATCGTAAGTTCAGACACTGACTTTCATCAACTGTTGGCAGAAAATGTCAATCAGTACAATGGTATTGCCGACGAGCTTCATACCATTGAAGGTATTTTTGATAAAAAAGGCAAGCCTGTAATTGACAAAAAGACCAAGGAACCAAAAACTATTCCTAATCCTGAGTGGATCCTATTTGAAAAGTGTATCCGTGGTGATCCTACAGACAATGTGTTTAGTGCATTTCCTGGTGTTCGCAAGACTAAACTTTTAGAAGCCTACAACGACCGCGACAACAAAGGTTTTGCGTGGAACAATCTAATGCTACAGCGTTGGACCGATCACAATGACATCGAACACAAGGTCTTGGATGATTACAATCGTAATCGTGTGTTGGTCGATTTGACTGCACAGCCTGACGACATTAAACTTAAAATTATCGAAACCATCCAACAAAACTCAGTGGTCAAGAATCGTCCAATGATTGGCGCACAATTTTTAAAATTCTGCGGCAAATACGACCTTGTTAAACTAAGTGAAAATAACACTGCTTTTGCAGAGTTTTTATCAGCGAGCTATCCACAATGAATAAAAAATTACTTGAAGAATTTCAACTACAGGCAGGTGGCAGTCACTACCCTAAAATCAATCCCGACATGCAGGCTGCGTTTGCTAAACTAATTGTTAAATACTGTATAGACTCAGTAGAAAACGCACAGCTACAGGATATGGTCTATACCAGTTATCAAAAAGACTTTGCCAGAGGCGTTAAAGAACGCATCGTAGCACAACTCAAAGAAAAATTCGATGTATATTGATTCAGAAAAATTTACAGCCTGTATTCGCACCATTCGTCAAAACGATGACGATTTTATCTTGACTAATGGCATAGTAGTGACTCCTCGCGCTGGATTTGAAATCAGTAATAGGTGTCCCGAAAATTACAAAGACTTAATTCATGAATGTATTCGACATGGATGGATTAAGCCAGTGGCCTATATGTATGATCATGAATTAATGTGGGAAAAACTAAGTACGCCCACTGATCAAGAAGATCCTTATCCAACACCATGGTGACTGTATGATGAATTTTCAACATTGGTTACATGAAAAGTGGCTAGAGCACTGTGAAGAATATCTGCAATGGTGCAAACAAATGCCTATGTATGATATCAGCGAATACTACGAGCGATATCGCGACTGGTTAAATGAACAATATAGCAAGGACCAAAACAACAATGACGGAACTGATAGCAAAACCCATTCTAAAGAATAAATTTTGGGTAGTAGAAGATCACGGTAATCAAGTTGCTACTATTCAAGCAGTTGACAATGGTGGCTTTGTTTATGTAGATACTAACAACAGAACACGGTTTCCTTCAATTAAACTGTTGTCAAAAGAATACAACATTACCTTTGACAAAGACAGTAGAGCAAAAACAAAACCTGTTCAAGAACATTCAGTATATGGTTATCCTGTAACCAATAAACCTTGGAATATACTGTGGGATGTCAAACACCAATTTGGTGTGTTTACCAAAACAAACAAAAGTAAAAGCTATTATTGTGCAGGACACTACATTATCAAATTCAACAATGGTTGGGTTAAAAGTTTTTGTCCTAAATTGATTACGCTAAACCGTTATCCATTTCAAGGTCCTTTTATGACCAAGGAGCAGATGCAGGAAGCATTAAAGGCGGCTAATGGCAAATAATATCAGCTTGCATTTAAAACAGTTCAATGACAAAGTAAAAGTCATGAATCAAAGCAACAGTAAACAACTGATCCTATCGGCCCAAGAAGCCCGCGATATTCAAGCAGAATTGTTTGAATTATTAAATTTATGTGCAGTTTTAGCGCACAAAAATGCCTCAGGTAACAGTGACACAGATGTCACTGTTAAAATGGATGGTGGTACTTTTTAACTGCGTATATTAAGGCATAAATATATTGTAAGATCAAATATATGAGCAGACCCAAGCCCACAGTACTAATCGATCATGTCGATAGACAAACTTATAAAACAGAACAGATTCTTAGCAGTGAAGGCATCTGGGCAGTGTTCTACGACAACCAACCCATTAACTTAAAAAGTCATAACATGTTGGTCAACTATCCTGGTCCTAAGTATAAAAAGACCAGTTTCAGTAATCCAGGACATGCTATTAATCTTTGTAAGAAGTTAAACAACTTATTCAAGACTGATAAGTTTACCGTAGTATTGTTAAAAAGCGGTGATCAAATCTTCCCCTAAAAGATATACACAGAGTCAGCTGACAAAAATATTCGCACTGCAACTTGGTCGAAGCACAGCTGAATTAAAATTCCTTTGGCACAATCACACAGACGATACCAGCATACGACTTAGTATGACTGGTTTTCAATTTGTCATTAAAGAACTTAAGCTACAGACTTGGACCTTTGAACTGCCAAGACCTTTGACAAACAAAAACCTAATTCAACTTGAGCGACTGTTTCCGGGGCCTTATTACTACTGGAGTCGCACCAGCAAGTTTATTGTCATAGACGACCAAGATGCAAATTGGTTGCAGTTATTAGGTGGTGACTTGCCCAGTTACTTAGACAGTTTAGAAAATAATACCTAAGTATACATTTTTTTTGGTTGCTGGAAATTCTTGTTTTTGCTATAATTATGGCATAGGTTAACAAAACAGGAGTTGATTGTGGCATACATGAGTCAAGAGAAAAAAGCAAAGATTGCACCTGTGGTCAAGGCCATCTGCAAAAAGTATGGCGTCAAGGCCAGTCTTGCAGTTCGCAATCATAGTACTTTGGTTTTAAATGTAAAACAAGGTACTATTGATTTTATTGAAAACTTTATCGAGACCGATCACGCCAGTAATCATGGTCGTAAAATGGATCCACGGCAAATTGAATACATCCGTAAAAACCGTTCCTTGGATGTCAATGTCTACTGGTACAAAGAACATTTTTCGGGCCGGGCACTCAAGTTCCTGCAAGAAGTCATCCCAGCAATGAATGATGGCAATCACGACCGTAGCGATGCAATGACTGATTACTTTGATGTGGGTTGGTACATTGATGTCAACATCGGCCGTTGGAACAAGCCCTACGCCTTGGAAAAGTAATACTCAAGTAGTACTTGTTCGAAATTCCCAATTTTGCTATAATAATGGCATACAGTAACAAAACAGGAGTTGAAATGAAAGTTCTTTATATTTCCCCTTTGTTTAGCGATGGTGATGTTCGCCGCAAGTTCATGATTGAAGAAAAAGGCGTTAAGTATCACGCAAAACGAGACCAGGCTGTTTTGGCTTTGATGGAGTTGGGCGGAATTAATGCTCCCGACACCGCCGAAGTTCGTGCCCATATGAAGGCAATTCGTTCCGCTCGTCGCGCCATTGAGCGTAACGGTTACTTTGCCACCCCTGCACAATAAGGAGTTCGAAATGGATGCTACAGAAATTGCAAGAGCAATTATTGCAGGTCAGTTTACCAATGACGACCTGATCAATATCACCGAGGCCCTAAAATTTGCCCGGGCCCAATTGGGTAAGCGAACCAAAGCCAGTTTGGCCATGGGCGACAATGTTAACTTTTACAATGGTAAACAGGGTCGTGACTACACAGGCACCGTGGTTAAAATTGCTCGCAAGTTCGTGACCGTTCGCACCACTAATGGTCTGTGGCGAGTTCCTGCTAATATGCTGACTGTGGTATAATAGCAACAGACAATAATTCACAAATCAGGTATAATATACTTTTTACAGCAAAGGAGAAAGCAATGTCGAAAGACTCTGGTATGACTGAGAATCGCACTGTAACGGCACTGACCGCTCGTCGGGCCATTATGAAGTGTTTTAAGAAACAACGACCCCTGTTCCTGTGGGGTCCTCCGGGTATTGGTAAGAGTGAGCTGGTAGCCAGTATTGCCAAGGACATGGGCGGTTTGATGATCGACCTTCGTTTGGCACAGATGGAACCCACTGACCTGCGTGGTATTCCTTATTATAACAAGGACAATGGTTTGATGGATTGGGCTCCTCCCATTGACTTGCCCAGCGAAGATCTGGCCAAACAATATCCTGTTATTTGTCTGTTCCTTGATGAAATGAACAGTGCGGCACCCAGTATTCAAGCTGCTGCTTATCAGCTGGTTTTGAATCGTCGCATTGGCAAGTATACACTGCCCGACAATGTGGTTGTGATTGCCGCTGGTAACCGTGAGTCAGACAAAGGCGTTACTTTCCGCATGCCTGCTCCGTTGGCTAACCGCTTCGTCCACTTGGAAATGCGAGTTGATCACGAATCTTGGGAACAATGGGCTACCCTTAACAAGATCAATTCTGAAGTGGTTGGTTACATTGGTTTCGCCAAACAGGATCTCTACGATTTTGATCCCCGTAGTTCCAGTCGTGCTTTTGCTACTCCTCGCTCTTGGACTTTTGTCAGCGAGCTGCTAGAGGACGATGACTGTACTGACAGTGAACTGACCGATTTGATCTCAGGTGCAGTGGGTGAAGGTGTTGCAATTAAGTTTATGGCACATCGTAAGGTTGCTGGACAACTGCCCAAGCCTGCAGACATTTTGGCAGGCAAAGTCACTGACCTTAAAGTTAAAGAAGTTTCAGCCATGTACTCGCTGACTGTGAGTCTTTGCTATGAACTTCAAGACTACATTCAAAGTGTCAAAGGCAAGCCTGACGAGAAATTCCATACCATGGCGGATAATTTCTTCCGTTACATGATGGATAATTTTACTACTGAATTGACTGTCATGGGTGCTCGTGTTGCGCTGACTACTTACAACCTGCCGTTTGTTCCTGGCAAACTCAAACACTTTGATGAGTTCCATAAGCGGTTCGGTAAGTACATTGTGGCTGCTAACAGCAAGTAATAGTTACGGGGGCAGGGTCTTACTCCTTTCTCCCGTAAGTCCCCCCACTTACACAAGGATCAGCTATGACCGTCAAGTGTGTTGAACTGGATTGGCGATACAAAGGGGCACGCCATTTTGCATACAGGATTGAAATTCTTAAGCCAGCAGCAGAAAGAATTCCTTTATTTGCTGAATTACTTAAATGGTGCGTGGCCACTTGGGACATGAGTGTGCCCATTGACATGTACAAAACGGATTTGAAGTTTGAAAGAAATCCGCATTGGGCATGGAGTGAAGGCACCAATGACTGGGACGGTCTTTATATCTATCTTGCTACTGACAAAGAACGAGAATTATTCACTTTACGATGGTTGTAATACTTTGTTATTAATGACAATAATTCAAATTTCTGCTATAATATATACATTAACAAGGAGCACAAATGGCTACATCAGACAGTAAACAAAAGAACATTGGCGGCAGACTAACCGACAATACTGACCCCTCTCTGGACCGTGCAGTGCGTGAAAAATTGACCACAGCTCGTATTGGTCTTCTACTCAAAGCACCGTTTTTTGGTAACCTTGCTACTCGCTTGCAATTGGTTAATGCTGACACTTGGTTGACCACTGCAGCCACTGACGGTCGCAAGTTCTATTACAATACTGACTTTGTCAACAAACTCAAACCCAAAGAGCTCGAGTTCTTGTTTGGACACGAAGTTCTGCACAATGTCTATGACCATATGGGTCGTAACGGTGACCGTGACCGCAGGCTGTTTAATTGTGCTGCTGACTTCTGTGTCAATGCAGATTTGATTGAACAACGAATTGGTGACAAGATCACTCCCTGTCTTTATGACGCCAAGTACAAGGGCTGGTCGGCTGAAGAAGTCTACGATGACCTTTACGAAAACGCTGAAAAGATTGACATCGGCGACCTGCTGGATCAATTGCTAGATGAGCACTTGGATGGCGACGGCGAAGGCGACGGCGAAGGCGACGGTGATGGCAAAGACGGCGACCAAGAAGGCAACGGCCGGGGTCGTCCCCGTCTCAGCGAAGAAGAACGACAGGCCATCAAAGATGAAGTTCGCGAAGCACTGTTACAGGCCGCACAGGCCACTGGTGCTGGTAACTTGCCAGCAGGTGTTAAGCGACTGATTAAAGACTTGACCCAGCCTGTGGTTAATTGGCGTGAACTTTTGGAGCAACAAATCCAAAGTACCGTTAAAAACGACTTTACTTGGATGCGTCCCAGCCGTCGTAGTTGGCACTTGGATGCTGTGATGCCTGGTATGATCCCGGGTCAACAGATTGATGTTTGCATTGCCATTGACACTTCGGGTTCTATTGGTGAAGAAGACATCAAAGCATTCATGGCTGAGATCAAAGGCATCATGGAAGCCTACGATGAGTATAAACTGCAAGTGTGGAGTTTTGACACTGAAATTTACAATCATCAGGTCTTTAGCAGTGACACGCTGGATGACATCATGACTTATCAACCCGAAGGTGGTGGCGGTACTGACTTCATGGCCAATTGGGAATACATGAAGGCTAATGATATTCAGCCCAAAAAGTTCATTATGTTCACCGACGGTATGCCTTTTGGTGAATGGGGCGATCCTGAATACTGTGACACGGTGTTCATTATCAAGGGCAATGAACAGGCTGAACCGCCTTTTGGTGTTTGGGCTATCTACGAGCGTGCCAAGGCCTTGGCCAAGGCCTAATGCTGGCATTCTTTGACTTTGGCGGCAACCCGATGCGTAAACTGTATCGTATACTGCAACATTCAAAGCAACCTTTTACGGTCACAGTGACCTTTTATGTGCCTGACACTTCAAAGCCACAGATCTACAATCAGTCCATAGAAGATGTAATTGATGAAATGGTTGCTTGGTGTCAAGACCGTGACTGTGGTCGCAGGGTAGCTTATGACATGTTTACATTTCGTAATAGGCCTGAACTGTCAATGTTTTTATTGAGATGGGCATGAAATATTGGAACAAGAAAAAGATTGAAAGAAGTCAATGGACTCGTATTACGGTATCTTCTAATGACTACAACAAAGAAAGATTCTTATGGTGCCAGCGTCAAGAAAGTACTGGAAGATTTTACAGATATTACGGAAATTCTACCTGGTGGTTTGAACATAAAGAAGATGCTGTAATGTTTGCGTTGAGATGGGCATGAAAAAGAAACGGTTGTTAACTGATAAATCAGGTATGCTACAAGAACAGATGCTAGCAAGCATAGTCCAAGAATATGCCAATGAAGTTGATACCCAAGTATTATTTGACATGTTAGAAGAAATTGGTTGGATAAGAGTGGTTTGCAAAACACCCTTGCTAACAAAACAAAGGCAGGAAATTGATACATGGATCAAAGACAATGTCAAAGGCCACATAGAAAATCGTGGGCCAACTTGGATGTTTGAAGACAGCAAAGATGCATGTGCATTTATTTTGAAATGGACTTAAAATGAACTGTAAAATTTTAATGGTCGTCGCAAGTGTGCTGATTGGTGGTTGCAGCACTATTCCTGCTCAAACTGTTGAAAGTTGGGAATATGTACCCGAACCAATTCAAGTTCAAAAACGCAGAGATCAAACTCGCAGTATTAATTGGTTGCAAGTGCCTAACGATCAACTGCAACAGATTTGCGAACGAGTTACCAAAGGTAGATTTGGAAATAAAAAGATTGCAGGCTGTGCATCTTGGGTTGGCAATAACTGCACAGTAATTACTGGCATGAATACCACAACCAGTAATTTAGGTCATGAAATTAGACACTGCTATGACTACGACTTCCACGACTAAAGAACCGCATAAAAGGTTGTACAGGTTACCTCAACAGAGTTTTGAGTCTGCTAAAAATATTTTAGACTGGTGTACAGCAACATTTGGCCCAAGACGGTATGGCGGTCCTTGGGAATATAACGCCGTTTACCACGATGTTGTTATCTACGGCGACAAAAATATTATGTTGTTTGAACTGCGATGGCTTTAACATACATACATCAGAGCCAACTGCGGCGTTTGGTCAAGGCTCACAATCCCGAGATCGTCAGCAATCACGATCAAGACTTCACTGAGTGGATGGAACAGAATGTGGGAGTATTCACCCAGGACTGGGGCCGCATCTACTATCTCGATCAAGCACAATCTACCTACGGCACCACTTGGTGGGTGTTAGATCCTGCCAAAGCAACACTGACATTGCTGAGGTGGTCATGAGAAACACAGTAGTGGTTCCAATGAAACATAGATTTGTCTATGATCAAAAAGGCAGCCCTGTCTGGTGGCAGTGGTGTATAGAAACGCTGGGACCTCCAAACAACAGTCAGTGGGGTATTCCTGCCAGCCAACACTATTGGAGATTGGAATCCAGTGGTGCCGCTATATGGTTCGCCAATCCTGCCCATGCAACTTTGTTTGCCTTGAGGTGGTCATGATTAAACGACTGCCTTATGGTGTACAAACTGATAAAAAGATTTTGCATCGAGCCGAACCATGGTGTAGAGACCAGTGGGGGCAAAGATGGGACCCGGTACTCAATCGTGCAGGTACTTGGTGTGTATTTTGGGGAGGTAACAGTGTGACAATGATACCTTATCATTATCAATGGTGGTTTGCAACTGAACCACAACAAACATTGTTTATGTTGAGGTGGTCATGAGAATTTTTCAAGTTCCTGGATATCCGCGTAGTCATTATTTTGTAAAAACATTTGATGAACTTTTGCAAATTGTGTCTTGGTCGAATAAGAACAATGTCGATATGTTGCACGAATCTAGTACCATACACGGATACGGGTTCAGCATTAAACAAAACTTTGAATGGTTTGCACTGAAGTGGTTATGAAACTTCCAAGAAATCCTGTAAACGGCTGGGTTGTTGCAAGTGTGCAAAGTCCTGAATTAAACAGTTGGTTACTGTGTTGTAACTGGTGTAGATCTAATTTCAAGCACGCAAATTGGCGTTATGTAGGTGCAGGTGTATTTGAGTTTAGGCGAGTAGACGATTACATGATGTTTATGTTGAGGTGGTAATGAATCACTTACCTCGCAAAGGCCAATACGAATTGTTTACATTTAACCATAAGACCTATTCGTTTGACGACCCAACATTTGGTTCAGATCCGGCTATAATTAATGCACCGACCAAGATGTTTGAATGGCTAAGAGCACAACCAGAATGCAGGCCGTTGGGCGAATGCAATACAGCCTACTATCTTACACCGAAACTGTACTTAATATGGAAGTTGAAATGGACATAAAAAACTGGGCTACTATCCCCCGAAGAAATGCTGAGCCAGCATTGGCTTGGGCCCGGATGCGTTGCAACACTTACATTACCAACGACTACAGTGTTGAGGGTGGGAGAATAGATGCATATGAAGCCGGAGATGACTTCGAGTATGTTGATTTCTTTTTCAGTGACACCGAACAGGGTCACAAGGAAATGACTATGTTCATGTTGAGGTGGGCGTGAGATACTTAGTGAAAGATAAACTTGTCAAATACCCGCCAGCACTGACACCAGATGATATACAGACTTCAACAATGTATCAGGTTTACAATTGGTGTAGACAAGAATTCGGCGATGATGAGCGGCGAGGTAGGTGGGCGTTTTATTCAACTTACTGGAGTTTTCGTGATGAAAAAGATTATGTTTTGTTTATGTTGAGGTGGTCATAATGGTAGCAAACACACATCCTCCGCCGCCTAACCCGAAAACGCTGGCCAATCAGTGGTTGTGGGACTACAATCCTGGTCGCCAGCGTTGGGAAACTTATCGTCAGCCAGCAAACTGGCCGTTTGGCTTGTATGGTTGGTTGCGTGAAGCGTTTGGCAATCCTCTGTCAGAAGATCCCAACAGTGAGTGGGACTACACCGGTGGGCATATCTACTTGTATCGCGAAGACTATGTAACGGCATTTGCATTGAAGTGGTCATGAACACAATCAAATTTCCAAAACTGCATCGTGTTATCTACGCTCACACCACAAATGGAGTACGGGCAGCGTACCAAAGAAGTTACAAGGACCATTTGGTGGATGCTTGGCTTAAAGAAAACTGCCACAATCCTTACTATCACAGTCCCGGGTATCTTGAAGAAAAGTTCATTGAGTTTGAATGTGACGAGGACGCTGTGTTGTTTGCGTTGAGGTGGGCATAGTGTGGCAATTAGCAAGGCATCGTATGTTGCATGACCGTTATATGAATTTACATCAAGGAATGGTTGTAGCAGTTGAGCATGACTGGATCAAAACATTTGCCCTACTGCCACACAAAACAATTGGCAACAAATATGTATGGTTGAAAAAAATATATGTTCGCAGAGTATGGGTATATACTGGCTTTATAGACGAACCCGAAACACAATATGCTGAACTTTTTGACATTCTTCAAGACCAAGTACAAAGCTTACTGTGATGAACGCACTCTAAAAAAGAGTGGGTTTAGTTCTTGGAAAGCTTACCATCAATGGCATGATCCCGATGTGCAGCAAGGGGCTACGATAATTAAAGATTTTTATCACGGCTACCCCTTTGTATATGTCTGTGACAACTACAACCACTACTGTTATAAATTACTAGCAGACTATGGACCCGGTGGTCAACGATATGGTATGCACGATATTCAGGATTGGCTTACAGACAATCACTCCAACAAAGTGCGTTGGGAAATGCATCGTGTCATATATGGTCGTTATCATGGTTGGGAAATAAATGAAATAGGCGGCGGAGACTATATGTTTTTTGCTTTTAAAAATGAACAAGATTATGCTATGTTTATGTTGAGGTGGTCATAATGGAAATTGAAGAATTAGCCAGAATGTGCAGTCGTCAATGGATCGGGGATAGTCCGGTAGGGTATCTATCAGGAGAGGCAAGATTTATAACAGGGGATCATTACACTGACTTACATTTAGACCAATTAGAAAAGAAATATGGTCTAAGAGTTATAATGACCGCTGTTGCTGACCCCTATGGTCGAAAGAAATATAAGATTAAAAATTATGAAATCTTAGACGAAAAAAAGTTTTTGATGTTCATGTTGAGGTGGTCATAATGGTGTATTCAGTATTGTTATTTGAACACGATTCTGAAAAAGAAATTCCCCATTGGTGGCGGAATTTTTGTAAACACTCTGTTGATGACATAGACGGAGTAAACGAACAACTGTTGGAATACTCTGCTCATTTTGTCTGTATGACAGAGCGCAAGGAAAAAGGACCAAGACAATTTGGCAAACGCTATATTGATTTCTATGACGAACAAGCGTATACTTGGTTTGTATTGAGGTGGTCATGATAACTAGTATTTGGTACGACAGTGAAGATAAATTACCTGAAAAAGAAGGTTATTATCTTGGCTACAAAAAACCTACTTTGGGCGACGACGAGGAAGGATTTGGTTTATATTATTGGGGAACTTATTATCGTCAGTGGCGTGAAAATATATCTACTCATTCGCCAACAATTTTTATAAGTTTTTGGTGTGAACCTCCTGATATAAAATATCCTATGAGTCAGATATTGATGCCCACTGATGCAGAAATAGATGCTTGGAAAAATGTACAAGATGCTATTTCAAAATACAACATGATCAAAAATTTAGTGCAATGAGTAAATTTGAAATTCACAGCTTATATAAATTGCCGTCAGGTCAATACTTGCCCACAGGACTTAATATCTGGCAAAAACTTTGGTGGCAATTTATTCCTGGTGTTGTTATTAAAGTTAAATGGCCCCGGGGCAACATTGTAGTTGATCACAACGATCCCAGATGGCGAGATATAGGCGGTGCTGTTTGGGTAGATCTAGGATTTAGTGCAGATCCCAATGATCATTACCGTTGGTATTTGGAAAAACATGTGGGTCGACAAGGGTGGGATTGGAATTGGGGACTAGCAGATCGGGACGCTACCGACGATTGCCTTACCATAAAGATTAGACGAAAATATGCTGACCATGCTACAATAATGGTATTGCAGTGGAGTTAACTTTGGGTAATCATATATTTGTTCAAAAAGGTCGTGTGGCACTTGTGGGCGATGAGCGTGATGTTGCTGTAAAAAGTCAGCATCGTATGGCAGTATGGGAATGGTGCGACAAAAATAAAATTAAATTGGAATACCAAGGTACACTAGACAGAACAGACTTATGGCGTGTAAAAGATGACCAACAGCGTAGCTGGTTTATTTTGAGGTGGGCATGAAAGGTCCTGTTAAGATTTTAGGACATACTGTTCCCTTGATCAATAAAAAACAGCCAGAAACTTGGCAGTCATACCTGCGTAGACTGGGCAATGGTATCAATGGCATCGCAGAAAGAAGCAAAACAATTACCGAAGAGCAAATCGTAGCCAACGCATATAAATGGATGCAGATCAAATATCCTGGTGCCTACACCGTAGAGCAGTTTTACAATGCTGACAAAATGAAATGGGATCTGCGATTAAAGTTTGAAGATGCTCAAGAAGAAACTATGTGGTTATTGAGGTGGTCATGAGAGAACTTCGCAAAGATCTTTGGCCTTACAAAGTTACAGTCAACAGTGATTGGAAGAACGATATCACACCTGTAGAAGTTTGGTTAGGTGAACAGCTGGGCACTTTTAAAGGCCGTTGGAATGTTGTTTATAGGCATAATCGTACTGATTTTTATTTTAGATTCAGCCATGATGCTACATTATTTGCATTAAAGTGGTCATGAAAGTTAAAGATACACTAACAATTGATTTAGTGCGTGCCTCCCTGCGTGAAAAGGCCCGCGAGTTTGCTCCAGCGGCACTATGGGAGAAGCCTGCAAGTAACGCTAACATTAGTTACATAAAACAAACTTATCCAAATTGGCAGTACAACGGTGTAGATAGTTTTCAAAATGTAATGCTATGGTGCGAAGAACATCTTGGCAACAACTGGATTTGGAACATGGAAACAATTTACTTTAAAACCGAACAACATAAACTGTTATTTTTATTGAGGTGGTCGTGATTAACCGTAAACAATTTCTACAACTGTTTAATAATAACAGAAACGGTTTAGGCGATTGGGACAGTCCCTTATGGTTACCAGAACAGTATAATAACCATAAACCCAGTAGATGGTTTGTAAATATTAGACCCTTAAATCGTCAAAACTTTAAGACAGAATTTTGGGCATGGGTAAATAAAACCTGCCGAGGTCAAGTTTTATGCTATAGTAGCAGCAATGAGAAACAAGAAGAATGGTGGGGATTTACACACCGCGACGATATTGTTTTATTTTTACTGAAGTGGAGTTAATTATGACTGATGATATCAATAATGTCAACAATTTCTGCAGAAAATACTATGCAACTGTGGGCCCTAACGGCAACTATCAGCGTAGAACACTGCAAGTTCCACTTAAACAAAATGCAGAATTTTACAACGACTTTGAATTAAGTTATCGTAATATTCCAATGTTGAAAATAGTAATGCCCGAGGATAGCTTTGGATATTTGCTTGAGAGTCAAAATCATATTCAAACGCTTATAGGCAGAACTCCCGAGTCTTACTCGGGCCATATGTACAAAGACATTGCCATGCAGATTGTTGAACGCGAAGACGCAGAAATTAGACTGCGTAATCAACATCCAGGACTGAAAGATCTTTATAACCAATATCAAATGATGTTGCATTTAGTACGATGACTGATTTGTTTAACAATGCCAAAGACTATAAATTTTTGGTTGCGCCAAATTATCTTACTGATCACGAGTTGTTGATCATACTGACTGACATAAAATTTTGGAATGAATACTACGATGATTTGGATACATGGTGTCGAGAAAATCGCAGTCAAAGACAGGGCATGACTGTTGTCTTGCCTGATGCCGAAACACTAACATTATTTTGCCTACGATGGACATAATCATTAGTGAAGGCAAAGTGTTTGGCGCTCGTTATCTAACAGCAGAACCTAGAGTGTCGTCATGGGATTTAGATGGTGACTGGGGAGGTATAAACATATGGGAACAAATGGAAGATTGGTGTACTGAAACATTTGGTGTATCAGAAGGTTCTTTTGAACCTAGTCAACGATGGTATTGTAATAGTGCAAGATTTTGGTTCAGAGAGAAAAAAGATTTAGAATGGTTTATTATGCGTTGGAGCTAATTGACATAAATTCAATTTGGCTATATAATAAATCAAGGAGACTGTATGAGCGACCCAGACGATAAATTTAAACACAGCAAACGATTGCAAAAAGAAGAAAATGCAATTCATCGTCAACAAAAGATTGCCAAAACACACGGAGCACCCGAACATGCCACAGAAGCACACAGATACAGTAAACATCATGCCATGAACTGCGGTGATCCCAAGTGTATCATGTGCGGCAATCCTCGTAAAACTTTTAAACAATTAACAGCACAAGAACAAAGACTATTTCAAGACTTGGACCGCGAAACAGATCGAAAAAGCAACGGAATCAAACCCCAGGACGAACAATGAAAAAAATCTTTTATGAAAAAGTAGGCCGTAAGTATGTGCCAGTACAGGAGTACGATGAATACCTCATTGACAGTTTCCCAAAAGGCAGTCATCTGGTCATGTGTTATCCTGCAGGTGAAAGTAGAGTTTATAATGTAGACCCTAACTATGCTGCTATGATTGCCGCCGGTCGTGTGGCTGCTGATGCTATGTGTCGGGCTATTGGAGAAGCCAGAGAAATGCAAAAAGAAAAATACGGTAATCGCGCCTTGACCAATGAACAGTTAGCAGCATGGAATCATTTTATTGAAGTCATGGGCGAAAGCGGTCGTTTTATTCATTACAACAGCATTCGTGACATCGCTGAGGTTGGCATTAAAGCCTTAGAAGCCGAAGCTGTTAAGTTGATGCAACACGAAACAGTTCGTGCAGCCTATGAACAATTTTTAACTGTAGTTGAACTCTGTAAGGAGCAAAATCGTGCTTAAATACGGTGAAGTCAATCCCTTAAATGTATTTGGCCTAAGACGACTGGATCACTGCCCGCCCCACTTTATTGAAGTCAAATACAAACTACAGTGCAGTGAGAAAAAGATCACAGATTGGATCATTGAAAATTTGGAAGGTCGCTTTTATGCCGGCGACAGTTACATGGAAGAAAATGACCATATTCATATGGTAAAAAGTGCGGCTTTTGAAATCCCAGGCGAAGCCAGCATGTTTGCGCTAATTTTGGACAAATTGAATACCTGGGAAATGAATTTATCATAAGAAAAAATATTTCTTCGAATAATCGCAGTAGTAAATAACTGTATATTATTCGGAGTAACGATGTCTGACGACACAGCAGCAAAACAAAGTCAAGTTAATCTTCAACTAGAAGATCTTATACGAGCTTTAGAAATAATTAATCTTGCATCCACTCGCGGTGCATTTAAGCCGGACGAATTCACTATTATTGGTGGAGTCTATGATCGCATATTTGCTTTTTTATCAGCAAGTGGTGCTATCCAACGACCTCAGCCAGCTGAGGCGCAACCAGAAGGAAATCAACAAAATGATTAAACATGTAGGCAAACATAGCAACCGCAAGGTAGTTATTTTATATCGCAAGGTCCCTGGCGAGGATCATATGTGTCTTATTTGCTATCCCGACACCATGCCCCGTCACATTCACGACGGCCTAATGGCTGCACTGGAAAGTGATTCAGGACAACAGGCCAAAGAGTTCAGTGACTACTTGTTCCGTTATACTTTTGCAGATGGCAACAATGCACTACAAACTCTGCACAAAGAAGGTATGATCAAAAAAGTTCCTACCAATCAAGTTATTGTAACGCCTGACATGAAAAACACAGTTCGCTTGGATGAACTGAATGCTATTCTCGACAAAATGGCTTTAGGCGAAGAAGCAATTAAAGAACTTGCTGACCTAGATAAGAACAGCGGTCTTGTTGGCAAGCGGAATAATGTTGCTGTTAATGAAGTTAGAACGCCCAAAAACAGTCGCAGTGCCCCAGTAGAAACACCAAATACGATAAGTATTAATGATGTCTTGACAGATGAGCAGTTAGCTACTCAACGACAAGCTCAAGCAGCAAAGATGATTGCCGAAGCCAAGTCACTATTGGCTGAAGCAGAAAGACTACAAAAAGAAGCACAAGACTTATCTGTCGCGACACAACAAAATGGCACAACAACAAAACCCAAAAAAGCCAAAGCCCAAAAAGCTGCATCTTAATAGTAAGACAGCGTGGAAAGACATACTCAAACAAGTAGACAAAAAAGAAGTTCCTATTCAAGTTTTAGAAAAGCTAAATGTTAATTTAAAAGACGGCACAATAGTTGTTGTTGATGTAAAGAAACTTTTAGCAGAAGGCATTGATCACGAAGAACTTGAACAGCATGTAAACACAAGACTAGAAGAGCTAGACATGTACATTGAAAATGTAGACTTCTTTGTAGACTTAGAGATGGTAGAAAAAACGGTCCAACCCGAAACGGATCGCTTGCTTAAAAAACTATGATAAAAAGTATTTTTGCTGTAGACCACTGGGGCGGCATGGGTCTTAACGGATCCTTGCCATGGCACCACAGTGAAGACCTAGCTTATTTTAAAGAACAAACTTCAGGACATATCGTCATCATGGGAAGGCGTACTTGGGAAGATCCCAAAATGCCTAAACCATTACCAGGCAGGACCACTTATATTGTTACTTCGAGACCTATTTTTGGTTACGAAAATGTAAAAACAATAAGAGGCGATATTGTGTCAGCAATTAAAAAAATTGCCCAAGACAATCCAAATAAAACTGTTTGGATTATAGGTGGTCCACAACTATTATTGGATACCAAAGACATAGTAGATGAAGCACATGTCACACATTTTAAAGGTCAGTACAGAACTGATGTACAGTTAGATTTGAAAAAGTATCTCAGCTTATTTCAAGCTCGCAGTGCCTGTCCCAGCGCGGACCTAAAATGTAACTGGACGGTGTATAAGAATATTGACATTTTTAGACCCATAGTCTAAAATACCCTTATGAAAACCTATTTAGATAGTATGAAATTTGTACTGAAAAACGGTACAACTAAAAGTGATCGCACGGGTGTTGGTACTATAAGTTATTTCGGTATGCAACAACGTTATGATCTTAGTCAAGGCTTCCCTGCTGTTACCACTAAAAAACTAGCTTGGAAGAGTGTAGTGTCAGAGTTGCTGTGGTTCATTGAAGGTTCAGGAGACGAACTACGCCTGCGAGAGATTTTATATGGTAGCAGGACCTATGATAAGAGCACTATCTGGACTGCCAATGCCACAGCACCTTATTGGACCAAAAGATATAAAAAGTTTCCGCCTAAAGGTCCACAACACGATGGAGATTTAGGTCGTGTATATGGAGTACAGTGGCGTCATTGGCGTACTCCCGAACGGACACTAAATGCTGCACAAAACAATCTTGTTAATGTAGAAGTAGATCAAATAAAACAATTGATCGAGGGCATCAAAGCAGACCCACACGGAAGACGACATATATTAACAGCATGGAATCCTGGTGAACTTCAGGACATGGCCCTGCCTCCCTGTCACTGCTTTGCACAGTTTTATGTGGCAGATGGTAAGTTAAGTTGTCAAATGTACCAGCGTTCATGCGATATGTTTTTAGGCGTGCCTTTTAACATTGCATCATACTCACTGCTCACACACATGATTGCACAAGTGTGCGGATTAGGCGTAGGTGAGTTTGTTCATGTACTGGGTGATGCTCATATATACAGCAACCATATAGAGCAAGTAAAAGAACAATTGCAACGGGAACCATTACCTGCTCCAACCCTTTGGTTAAATCCCGATATTAAGGACATTGATCAGTTTACAATGGCAGATATTAGACTAGACAACTATCAAAGTCACAGCGCAATCAAAGCAGAAATGGCGGTATAATGGCTTATACTGAACTTTATCCTAAACCTTATCGATTAGAAAACAGTTTCAAAATAGAAAACAATCAAGTAGTTGAAACAAAAGAAATAGTTGTGCATACTTTTACAATTGGCGATGTTGAAGATCCAGAAATCTATGCAGCAGGTCCTTTGATTGATTGGGAAAAAAGTGAACAGGGTCAGTGGGTCATGCAACATGCTGTAGGACAACCTATGTGGCACAGAAATAGAGATGTAGTACACTACGGTTTTAGTTTTGCTATTACTGCTAAACTCAAAGGTGCTGACATAAGTTATTTTATGCTTAAATGGGGTAATGCAAAGTGAAAATATTGGTAACTGGTGGTGCAGGCTTTATAGGACATAATGTAGTAAAATTACTTGAACAACAAGGGCATCAATGCTATGTTGTAGACACATTTACTAACTATGGTTTTGTACCCAAAGACGAGTTAGATTACTTAAAGCGTGAACGAAGGCGCAGAATAAACTCCAGTGTACACAGTGTAGATATTACTAATCGCCAAAGTATAGACAATATGTTTATGACTTTTCATCCCGAGTTAGTGATACACCTTGCCAGCTTTCCCAGGCAAAAAGTGGTTAATGCCAATCCCAGTTTAGCAAGTGAAGTAATGACAACTGGACTCATTAACTTATTAGAAGCCAGCAGAATTCATAAAGTTAAAAGGTTTGTCTATATCAGCAGCAGTATGGTATACGGTAACTTCACTGACGATGTGCGTGAAGATGCTGTATGTAATCCACAAGGGCAGTATGGTATTATGAAGTTGGCCGGAGAATGGCTAACAAGAGACTATACAAGACAAGGCTATTTTGATCATGTTATTATTAGACCTAGTGCTGTCTACGGTGAATGGGATGTAGAAGATCGTGTAGTAAGTAAATTTATGTTGACAGCAATGCGTGGTGGTGTATTACGAGTAAACGGTGCAGGTGAAAGCTTAGACTTTACTTATGTAGAGGACGCCGCAAAGGGTAT